AAAAAGACAATTAGTTATTAAGCCGTCAAAGCTCGAGCTTTGAGCCAGAGTATTTGTTGCATTATTTAAGAATCCAGCGCCAAATCCGCTAAAATCTTGCTGCCCTACTATTAAAAATGATCCACTTTTATTATTAGCAGAAATATTTTTCAAGACAGAGTTGTGTTCGATTAGCCTATGCGAAGAAGTTTGATAAAATTCTAGAATATCGCCACTTTCTTGCTTTGCTGCTCTTAGAAAATATTGGGATCGATCTGTTTCACCAATGTCATGAGATCCTCTAGAGCCAAAAGAAATGTGCCAAACATCTTCATCGTAAATATTAACACCTGTTAAAAATAAGTGACTTACATTTCCACCGCTTGTTTCTCTTGCAAACAAGTTAAGAGAATTATCAGTATCAGATACTAAATTCAAAATAACATTTTCATCTGACCCGGTGGTATGAATCCTTATCAAGCTTTGTGATCCAGAAGCAGGCTGAGTATATCTGTACAAACCTTCATATGTAAAAGATCCACTAGTAAACAAACCGTCATTCTCATTATTACTTTTACCTGAAATGAAAGTACCGCCAATGACTGGGTTGCCGGGTTCAATTCGTGAACCAGAGAGGTACCCAGATTTAATTCTAGGAACTTTATCAACAGGATAACCTTGTGCATCATAACTTGCAACAGAAGCATTTCTAGATCCTGAGAAGTTTAAGAAACCTATCACATCAATCTTATCTTCTCTAGAAGCCTCAAGTGACTTTTGCTGAGCTCCTCCATATTCTCTAAAAGTTAAAATATTATCAGGTTCAATTCCTGCTGATCTAAATACAGACTTGATAGAGTCAATTGTGCCTTTTGTAAGTTTAGAATTGACTGAGTCTGATATAATTCTTCTCCAAATCATATTCTGTATTTCATTTAGAGTCATTGCAGCATTTGCATAATCTTCAGTTAGATTGACACCTGATATCAGTTGTGACAACTCTGCCGATGAAAAAAGTTTAGGTAGTTCTATATTAAGATCTTCTGCTCTTCTTTTTAAGAATACGTCGGGAGTTGTGTCATAATCTTCATAATTTGTGTGGTTTGTAGATGTAACTGCATCTACTACAATCTTCATTTCATCAAAAAACTTTGCCCAGGAAAGCAAAAACTGCACCAAGAGTGTAGCGCTAGGAATTTCACTTATTTTTTTACCAGGAAAGTTGTTTGAATTTTGTGAAAAACTCTGTCCTAAATTTCCTAGAATTTCACTAAAGTTTTCTTGGTTATTAGCTTCTAAGAAATAATGAGGAGGTATTAATTTTGTAATAAGGTTAGGATTGACATCATCATATTCGCTACCTGATGTTAAAAGTTCAGTATTTAAACTTTCAACGAGTTCATGATCGGGAAACAAAATAGGATGTCTAGAAATAATTTCATTTTTAACAGGATTATCAGATCCTGTTACTCTTGAGTAGTTATCTAAATAGTTAACAATTTTTGAGTGAAGATTGCTTTTTGAACTGTCTAAAACTACGCTTCTTGCAGAATACGAACCGCTCGGTTCGTTAAATTTAAAATAAAGCTTAAGATCTTCATTTGCATATACGCTGGTGTATTTATCTTCACGAAGCTCTTTTTCGTTTTTTGCATAATGAAAATATCTAAATTCATCAATAGAACCAGAAAAAGTCTCTTGTTGAGTGAATATTGATTCGTTTATTCTTACCTGTTCACCTGTACCTATTGTTAAATTAGCCGAGGAGTAATTTAAAGAATCAAAAACTGTACTCATGCTAGAAGAGTATATTGTATCTTCAATCACAAGTTTTGTTTTTTCATCACCTTCCGGATCATATATTGCTGCAATTCTTACAAACTCTCCTTTGCTTACTGATCCAGAGACAAAAGAAAAATTTGATCCTGACGATATTCCAAATAAAATATCAGCTTCGCTCGTAGATACAGATGATGAAAGCGCAACAGTAATATTGTTTGATAAAGAGCTTTTCTTTTGAAGAATTATTTGATTATCATTAATCTTTTCGGGAATCTTACAAAAAAATGATATTGTCAAAGGTTTGTCTTTTGGATCTAAAACTCCTTTTGCACTTTTGACCGAAGAAAGTGCAGTGTAAGTTGAACCTTCAGCATCATTTACCGATATATAAGTTCCATTTGAAGACGCTTCTCCTTTTTGTGTACCTGAGAACACTAGATAACCTACATTTTTAGGAAACGTATCTAGAACATACTTCTCAAATCCTGTCATTTCATCTTCAAAAATTTCTATCTGTTTGTTTGTTCCGTTAAAAGGATAAAAGTTGACAATTTTATCAAAAGACTCATTGACATTTGCAACAGCAGAATGAAAAAATGTATGATTTACAAAATTTGAATAATCAGTTCTGACCTGTTGAGTTGAAACCAAGTCTTTTTTATTTCCGTATCTAAAAGATGCATTACTTTCAATGTTAGTATCAGAAAGAATAGACAAGCTATAATCATTATTGTCTTGCTTTTTTAAATAATCTGATGAGCTATTTCTAAACTTTGGTTTAAAAATACCGCTAGGTTTGTTTCTATCAAATAGTGCTTTTTTGTTTGACATTATTCAACCCTAAATTTTGATGCAGCATCAGTTACTATTGTGTCAAAACCAGCTTTTTTAACTAAAAAGTCAAAAACATAAGTTCTTCCTCTTGGTAGTGCATCTATATAAAACTCAAAATACATACCCGAAGAGTCTGTAGATAACTTAGTTGATCCATGAACAGTATCAAAATCTATTAATATATCACCTGTCTGAAAGTCTCTTACACGATAAAACATTTGATGATATATCTGACTTTTCTTTTCTATAGGCGTTTTAGTATATGAAATTGGGCGATCTCTGTCTTCAGAAAAAACTTTGATTTTTACTACATCACCTGGCTTATAGGCATCTTTTAGATTTGTAACTGTTACAAGTATATTTTGCTGGAAATTATTAAATGCAGTTCTTGCATTTTTATTAACAGTGATTGATGATGAAAGATATGTAATTGTTTCATCAGAAGAAGACCATATTTCATCAAAAGTAATTGATCCGGAAACTTCTATATGCTTTTTAAGACTGTCTCCATTTACACTTTCTGTAGAAAAGCTACTAATAGCAAAAGAAGATGAGTAAACACCTGGAAGTCTCACATTGCCTCTTAATGCTTGAGACACATCGAAAGTTTTCTTAAAACTACCAGAGACTATTTTAAGTATCATAACATTTTCACCCGATAGTTCAGTTGCAGACTCACCTGTTAAAATATTTGAAGGAACTCCAAAATGAAAATTATTAAGATATAAGGATCCTGTGGAGTCAAATATAAAATCTTCGTGATTATCTTGTATACTGTCATCGTATTTGACTATCAACTTGGGTCTAATCGCTGTGTTTGAAGAATTTCTAGAAGCAAATCTTTTAACAAAGTATGTCTTGTCGTTTTGCTCATAGCTTCCAGAAAACCCTATAAGAAACCCATGATCAGGAATCTGCCCTGATACTGTTCCCGAGACTATTCTAGTCACATCTATTAATAAATTTTCTTCTCCTGACTCAAAATACTGTGTTGGGCTAAGTGAATATTGTGTAGGACCGCCCGGGCTAGAAAGTGTTCCGCTTACAATTACATCTATGTTTGATTCTCCCAACGAACCTGATGCTCTTGCCCCCGATCTCGTCCACAAAGTTTGAACACCTCTACGATAAGATGCAGTTATAAAATTACATGTTCCTATGTCTCTATAGACACTAACATCGTATCCTGATCCTTCATCAAATGATTTTGAAAGAGGAAATAAGATTAATTCAAAATTTTCAGGAGTAGTTTGACCTCCGTAAACATCATGAAGCCCTACAAGACACTTAAAACTATCATCATTGATATCAATCTTTCCTGCATTGTTCATGCTTGTAATTTCTGCAATATCAAATTTTAAAAGAATTCTAGAAATTTCTGTTTGTTTATCAGACTGACCTGATAGAGTATTTTCATCATAAATTTTAAAAAGATCTAAGGTTCCAGCTTGACCCATGTTAGCATCAGTCGCTCTATAAGCTGAATTGATAATTTTATCTGTAATATAAGTGTCTTTTGATGCTGAAAGAATTCTATACATTATGAAACCCTCCCTACTATGTCATCGCCCGGGTATTTTATTTCAAATATTCCGCCTGTTGGTGGAAATAAATAGCCTCTATCTATATTTCTTGTAGGATCAAAAAAGTATCCGGAGTATACATTATTGCCTGTTGCACCTGTCTTGTTGTTAAATTTCAAGCTGGTAATTGCTTCTACGTCAGGTGTATTCAATATTAAATTTTCAATTTCTCCCATTTTAATAGGTTGATCAATTTGAAAATTTTCTATATTAAAGTATTGAGTTAGTTTGCTATTTATTTCTCCAATAACAATAGAAGATATTGCATCTAGACCTAGTGTGACTGTATATTCTAATCCTAGATTCACAATACTTCCATCAAGTACATCGATTGCGTCGGTTATTATTCTAAATTTGCTTAAGTATTTGGATAAGTTTTCTTTTAATGTGTCTGACGCGAGTATTAAGTCTCCAGATGAGTTTCTAGACAATACAAAAAGCTGTGCTGCTTGCGGATTGTTAGGATTGTCTCTAACAGATGCTCTAAAAACTCTGCCAAAGTTATTTGGCAAAGAATAGACTCTTGCTAAAAGATCTTCACGACTTACTATTCTATTTTGAGAATTTCTATTAAGGAGTGCAATCTGACGGAGTGCCTCGATTGAAGGTTCATCTTCGCCACCAATTACAGTTTTTGTGTTATTGCAAGTGGCAGAAGCTCTTATAAGCGTCGCCTCTGTGGTTCCGGAACCTGGAGGAAATTCTGTCAAAAGCGTTGTAACAGTATTGATTTCTCCAACACCTGAATTATGACCTAACCCGCCGCCCGACCGATAATAAATTGTAAGAGTAGTATTTCTTGGACTTATTCCTAAAGTCTGTGTACCCAAAAATGAATTTGGATCGATCGTAATTTTATTTAAAGACTTTTTGTCACCATAAAGTCTGATGGCATGTTCAGACGGATCAGGGATAATATCTTCATCAAAAACATCTTCATTTCCTGATCCGAAAAGAAGAGACAATTGACCGCTTGACGTAGCTCTAGAAGCAACAAATCTTCTAGGCGCATGTATTAATTTAATTCTTTCGTCTGCAAGATGAGAATCAGATCTATTATTGGGCATTCTTTTAAAAATCGTACTCTGCGTTAGCGATTCGACTTCATAATATTCTTCACCATCAGTGTCTACTACTCTAACAATCTCTGTTGCATCTGCATCTGTAATTATTACTCTTCTAAAAGGTACAAAAGTATCTGGAATATTAACAGTTTGAGTTTTTAGTTTTGAACTTACTACCAAGACACTTCTTGTCAATAGAAAGTCAACAGGCACACCTGCAGATGTTTGATTAATTTCATAACTTGCAACTAAATCGCCTGCTGAATCAGTTTCAGCAAAGTCTACATCATCTGGCATATAAAATTTTATACCTCTTCTTGATGTAAAGATTGACTCTGCTTTTATCTTCGGTATTTTGTTGACGTCAGGAATATATTCTCCTTCTGAGAGAACTGAAGGGATTACAATAGACACGTTTAAAAATCCGATCGCAGGTGATTTACCCTGTATTTTGACACCCGCTTCTCTTACAAGCCTTTCTATGTTTCTTGTTTCTACAGCTTTTTCTAAAGAATTTTCATTAAACTGGTGGTCTAGATAAAAAGATGTAACATCACCCACATAAGCAGCAACATCAATTAACATACCTGCCAGTGATGTATCTGTCGTGTCTAGCAAAACATCTCTGTAGTATGTTCCTACAAATCTTTTTAGATCGTTTCTTAGACTTTCAAAGTCTCTGCTAGTATAAGATATATCTTTTTGTTTTTGAATGTCTTTTTTAATATTTTTTGCCATTTCATCCCCCGCCTTGCAAGGTTACGTCAATTGACTGATTTCCAATTCTTGCACTAGGTATTTGATATACAATTCTAAGTCTAATTTTTGCAAGACCTAATCTATTAATTTCTTCTTTTTCATTTTTATCTAGATCAATTTCGCTTATTGATTCTATTTGAATACCGGGCATATATTTTTGAATTGCAGTCTCTATTCTTTCTGATATTTCTGATTCAACTGCTGGATTATTTGTAAACTCAAAAACTAATGCACTCAAATCAGCTCCGAAATCATACAAACCTAATCTTTCTCCAAAATTTGTTAATATTAAATTTCTTAAATTATCTTTAATCTGGTCAGCAGGGTCTTGATGCATATCAAATATTTGGTGACCTTGTGAATTCTTAAGAGGCGTTTTAATACCAATATCTCTCTGCTTTTTTGTAAATTTTTCAGTAGAAACACTTCTATCACTTATTCTCGTACCAGAACTTTTAAAACTAAAGCTTGCCATCTTACCCTCATTATAATTATTCGTCGGTAGAAAATATTGTTAATTAATTTTCTATTCTAATCCTAGAAGTGATCCAGTACCAAAAGAAATTAGTCCTTTATCAACCATAAAACCGACAAAGGCTGTTATGAAAGCAATAATGACTAGTTTAATCATTGCAATTATACATGCAACAAATAAAATTGCACCTTTTAAAACTTCCAATATTAATGCAATTGCTTCTAAGACGATATTGATAACTATTTCTATTACAGCTAACAAAAAATTAACTATGCCTTTTAAAAGTTCTAAAATTAATTCTCCTATTTTTGATATGAGCGCAATTAAAGCATCGATAATACCAAGCATTATTTGTATTGGTACCCAATTTAAAGCCGGAAATTCCAAGTTTAAACTTAAAAAAGGATCAAGCGTAGGCAAGTCTATGTCTATTGCAAAATCAAAGTCAAATGAAGGAAAGTCTATTTGAGGAGGAAACTCTAAGCTAATGTCAGGAACTGATAAACCACAAATAGCTTTTAGTTTTTCTGGAAGGTCGTTTGTATTAATTCTATCATCGATTTCAGAAAGACCTTGTGCAAATTCTTCATTTTCACATTGAGATAATTTATCCCACGGAAGATCTGATATTGCTTCTATATTTTCCAAAAACCAAGGAATAGGATCATTTATCCCTATATCAAAAAGTAAATTTAAAAACTCTGGTATGATTGGCTCAATTGGCTTTGTTGGATCTGTAAAACCAATAGGATTATTTGGACCGGGCGGAAGAATAGTATCAATTGCCTCTACAGAAGCATAAAAACCACCTGTAAGAATAGGAAAGGGATCACCATTGTTAATTTTTTCTTGTACAGCTTCAGACTGAGCTGCTCCTACTTCTGGCATGGGTAGAGGAAGCGGTATAGGTACACCGAAAACATCTCCTCCTCCTGTTTCTAATACCTTAACAACTTCTTGTTGGTATCTAGTCTTCCAAGATTCTTCATCTCCAAAAGTTGCTAATGTTCCTGACAAAGGCATTATTATTCCTTTTAAATAGAAGGAACAGCAATTAATACTTTGTTGCTAAATGTACCCGTGCTTGGTTGCTCAGGAACAGCAACAAGGCCACCTGCTGTTGTAACTATTGTTGGAGCCTCAACATTTCCTAATGTTCTTAAAGAGTCTGCAGCAGCAACTAAACCGCCTACAGCATCATCAGCTCCTAGTTTAAGAATTCCATTTACTCCTGGAACTATTCTAACATCTCCTCCTGATTCTAAAACAATTTTGGCTCCGCCTTCTTCGTTTGCAAATATAATGACGTCGCCGTCAGGAGTGAATTGTATCCCACTTGATCCGGCAACATTGTGTATTTTAATTGTTTCAGTTCCTACAATTCTTGTATTTGTGCTTATTGCTGCAAGCGTTCCAAAATCACCTACACCTGTCAGGTCTTGCGGTGAAGCAGATAAATCTGGTTCTTTTGAATAATCTGATGAAAACAGTATGTCATCAATGGAGCTGGCATTTGTCAAATAAAGTCGCGCAGTACAATTATAAATATCAGAATCATAGAATTCTTCTTCAAAGATTTCTTTTCCTAATTTGTCTCTTGTTTTTTCATTTTCATAGTATCTTGCATCAGGGGGATTTTGCGATCCTGCAGAAGCTGATAATCCGGAGCCTTCTACGCTAATGCTATCTCCGCTGATTTCATTTGATCTAGTTAAACTTTTTAATTCAAATATTTCTTTGGCTTTTCTCAATACACACAAATCAATGGCAGGTGATGTAGGCTTTCTAAATTGATTTGCATCAGTTTGACTAGATACAGTCGTAAATTCTTCTTGCGATGCTGTTGTTCCTGGTTCTTCGAATTTTTCTTTTCCTAGATATATGTGTGAGTTATTAGATCCTTGAATTAAAAAGTCTCCACAATCCTTTACCTGTCTAGGAACAGGTTCCCCTGTAAACTCTTCTCCGGAAGCTATAGAAGAATTTAAAATTCTTTGTACATTTATTGAATTACCTTTCGAAAACCCGCCTAAAAAGTGCGTATAAGTATTTTCATCTGTTGATGAGCCTACATTTGAAATCGCTTCTTCTCTTTGTCCTAACGTAAAATTTGTATCTTCAACTTGTCTAAATGAAGGCTGTCTGCAAATCCAGTAATAAATATTTTCATTAAATTTTATAACCCAGACAGATTCTCCTGGCTTAACAGGCATCATCATGTGAGAAGAAAAGAAAGGAAAACAAAGGATTGTTTTTCCTGATGCACCTCCAGAAATTTGTTCATTTAAAAATACAGAAATTGAATTTGCAGGCGCATAGTCAACTACACTTGAATTTAAATAAGGTGTTTGTATTGGATTGTCATTGTCATCTTTTTTTATTCTTCCAGAAAAAGCATCTCCCACTGTAATAGTTTTTCCATTAGCAGTTTTTGATCCGTCTCCTAAGGGTCTATAGAAATAGTCATAAGGATTAGATATCACTTCTTCTACAATACCTACCTTAAATGTAGATCTACTACCTTCTTCTAAAGAAGATCTTGCTACATTATCTTCTAAATCTTTTTCTAAGCTTAGATCAGCACCTGATCCGCCTTGTGCTTCGTTTCTAAGCGTTCTTAGGCTCCATCTTCTCATTCTGATATCTCCTTAAAAATATCATCGGGAGATACTGTATTAGCTACTTCTTCTTCTTTTGAAATTAATTCTGCCAATCTTAAAATCTGATCGTTTGACTTTGACATTCTTTCAAGATATTTTGTTGTAATTGTACCAAATTGCTGATGATGTGTAAGATTACCCTGTATTTGTAAAAGAATATCATCTACTAAAATAGATGCTGATTCTCTATCATTTAATGCATTTCTATATGCCTCTTTCCAGAGCATTTTCTTTTTGTCTTTCGTGTTTTCAAGTTCATCTAAAAGGTCAGCAAAATCTTTGATTTTATCTTCAACAGATTTTTCTTTTTTATTCATTTTTTATCCAAATAAAATAAAGTGATCATCGTTCTTAACTATCTCTTTATAATATTTTCTAATATTAGAAAGTGAAGAGCTTAATTGCTTAGGATTAAGACCGGATATCTCCCTTAAGTAAACAAAAACTGCACGCTTGTTTAAAAACTCTAATTCTTCTATATTCCCAAAAAGAGTAATTACTGCATTGATACACAGCTTTTCATTTTCATTAAGCGGTTTACTTTTAATCTTTCTAAGCATTTCTCTTAGAATAACTTTGTCTTCTTCTTTAATGAATAGATCATCTTGAGAAGGAATTATTTTATAAGATTCTATCATTTCCTTTTCAACACTACTCAAGCTTTGAAGATCTTCTATAGAGACATTTCTTATTTTACTCTTTTGAGTTTTTTTAGCACCTGCTAAAAGGTGGTTTTTTGCGCATGCATTGAAATAAGAAAAAGCTTTGCTACCTTGAGAAGCATCAAATTTATACAGGGTCTCGTATAAAAAAGATACACAGTCTGACTTGAGTACACAAAAATGATCAGGGTCTCTACTAAATCCGTAAATATATATTAGATTTTCAGATAATTTTTCAAAAGCATTCTTTATTTGATTCTGATATATTTCATGCTTTTCTTCTTCACAGACAGTATTTTGATATTCGACTATCGCATCATGAACGTCTACACCAAAATAAGGTTTAGACTTCTTGCGGCGTCGGTCCGCTTTCATCTTCTTTAATTTCAATTTTTCTCCCATAACTTTCAGTCAGTTTGTTTGCGACATTAATCAAAGCTTCTCTTGATATTCTCAATTCATTAACTACTCTTCTTACTTCCATAGAATCAAAAAATACAGGTATTTCTAGAATTTCAGAAATATTCTTAAATCTTTCGTCAAGAATGTCTAAACATTCTTCTATTGAATCTTCTAGATTTATTAAGATCATAGAAAACCTAAAAAGTTTATAGAGGCAAAATGCAAGAGAAGCTGAAAGTATAACTACGCAAATTGTAAGTATTTCTATTAATCCCATTTTTAACAATGCTCCTTGAAAAACTTATCATATTTTTTACAAATCTTTTCTTTAGAAAATAATCGATTGACGTCTTTTTTGAGACTTTTTGCATTTTCTTCGTGTGTACGATAATCTTTCCTAAGGCTTTCTATGGCATCAATAAAGGATTTTTTTCGAGGTTCAGCCCATTGCACGCCTTTTACAAATATTCTTCCATCTACTCTTTTTTCAACAACAGGCTTTAGATCATATTCAACTTTTAAAAATTTGTCACTTAAAAAGTCTAAATGCCCAGACCAATTTGTTGCAATGACCGGAATGCCCGCAGCTGCTGCTTCTACTAGCGGGAGACCATAACCTTCACCTCTTGTAGCAGATACATACCCTTTAATACTTCCTACTTTATAAAGAGAAGCTACTTCTTTTTTTGTCATATTTCCATGAATTAGGTGAATTTTAGGAAACTCAGACTTTCTAAAAGCTTTTACTATTTGTGATATTGCAGACTTTGTCATTGCTCTGTCTTTGACTGAACCTCTTCCTAGACATGTCTTAACAACAATACCCGAGTCTTTTACACCATCGAGCGCTTCAATAGCCCATTTAATTGTATTAACTAAGTTTTTTCTGTCTGAATCTACGTCTGCTGATGTTAGGGTACCTATTGTAAGCAAATTAAATTTTGTATCAAACTTAAACCTTTCGTCTTTATTTCTTTTTAGTTCGCTGTCTTTTAAAAGCAAATCGGTGTTAAACCATTCAGCAATTACGTGTATTTTTTTATCAAAAGTGGACCCAAAAGTATTTCTAATAACGTCTTTAGTAAATTCAGAAGGTACTATGATCTGATCCATACTCATCATTTTATTAAACCAAGCAGGATTACATCTATCTGTTTCTACTAGCGCAGTTACGCCTACATTAAACTTGCCTAAGTTAGAGTCCCATTCATCAGGTAGTTGTACTTGAAAAGTTAAATCAAACTTTTTACCTTCTATACTGGAGGCTCTTTTCATAATTTCGCCAAAAATGCCTTCTTCAGTATTTGGATTTACTATCCAGGGTGTTGCTCCCCACTGCAAAGCTTGCACATGTACATTTAAATCTTTTTTAGTAAGAAGCCACTCAAATATTTGTCTTGAATGTACTCCATAACCGCTGTTTGTAAGTAGAGGTGCTCTTATAAGTACGTTTTTCATTTATTCCTCAAAAAGTAAATTTTTCCCAAGATTTGTAAGACTTGAATTCTTTAATTACGTCAAGCATGCTTTGGTGCCACAGGTCAACTGTTTTTTGCAAAGAAAATTCTTCACGAGCATAATCGTGTACCTTCTTGCTCAATAGCAATCTTTCTTGCGGATTTAAGTCAAAAATCTTTCTTAGACCAGCTGCTATAGATTCATTACTTGCGTAGTCTTCATAAATATAAGGTACCCCTTGACTTCCCACTAGAGTTCTTAGAGCAATAGGGACAGCCACACCGTTATGACTCTGATCTCTGTGGTCAACTACTTGACGTGTAAGTCCACCTGTCGTAGCTGCAACAATAGGAGTCCCGGACATCATTGATTCAAGAGTTGATAGGCCAAATCCTTCTGCATATGAAAGCGTAAAACAAACATCTGATATGTTGTATATCACATTCATTTTTTCAAAATCTATTCTGTCTCTTGAAAAGAAAACATTAGATTCTAACCCTAGCATTCTTGATGTTTCAAAAAGATTGGGTCCTTCATTGTCAGTAGGCTCAGTATGCATAATTAAAGTAGCTTTTCTGTGCCCGTGATCTTTTTCTAAATTGTCTAAAAAGATCTTCCATGACATTAATGCATCATTTGGTCTTTTTCTTTTTGCATTTCTATTTACCCAAAGTGCAACAAAATGGTCTTGTCTATCTTCTCCTAACAAAGTCTTTTTATTTAAAGCAACCAAATCTGTTGGGAGAGGTTTAAAAAGTTCATTAGGAAGTGCGTGAGGAATAAAAGAAGTTTTATGCCCGTGAACGCTTTCTTCTTTTAACATTGTATAAGTTAAATGAGAGTGACAGTTTATCTTATCAGTTGCATGATAATACATATCATTAAATTTTGGATACGGATAATTGTCCCATACATGCCACCAAACAATGGGGCACATTTGATGTACTTCATCCTCAATTTCAAAAAGCCAAGTAAAAAATCTTGGGTCAGTGAAAATAAAAATAAGATCTGGTTTTTCTGTAGCTAAAGTAACTCTAATAAGATCAGGATTTCCAAATCCGTCAATAGGCTTAATAATAAAATCTTCATTGACAACAACAGTATCATAGCTGCTATGCTTAATTGCTGCTCCAAACTGTCTAAAAGACCAACAACCTTTTTTTAACAAACCGTTTATCAAGTGTCTTGTTTGTGTCCCTACGCCGCTTGTTGAAAGTGCATGATCAGAAAGGACTAAAACTTTAAACTTTTTCTTATTCATCAAAACCTCTTTGATCTCAATTATATCAAAAAAAGTTTTAAGTTAAATCAAGTACAATGTTCAGTTTGATGATACTGACAATATTTGCAAGAATCTCTATTCTTTAGAAATAACTTTCTTCTTACACCTGAGATCATACTATTAAGTACTTTTACTCCTTTTACTAAGGTCTTCGGGCCTGCTGACACTTTTACAAGTTGACAAACTTTTCCTTTTTTGGCACCTCGTCCTAGAGTAATAAAAGCACATCTAACTTGATTGTGCGGAATACCGTGTTTTTGAGACCAATAGTATTTGTAAAGAATTAACTGGAGCTGCATTAAAAAGTCTTGTTTTTTATCGCTTCTCCATCCTCCACTTCCTGCCGTCTTCCAGTCAATAATCCAATACTCATAACCTTTTCCTCTCTTTTTGGGTACTTTAATGACACTGTCGATAAACCCTTTCAGCGAAAGATTTTTTCCTTCAACCGGTTCATAAAGCTCTTCCTCGGCAGCATGAAGTGTCCACCCAGGAAACTCTTGATCTAGAAAAGGAACAACTTCTGCCCACATATTTTCAGCCCATTTGCACCATTCGTCTAGAGGCGCGTAGGACTTTTTATACCAGTCAGGCTGTTTAGCTACCCACTCTGGATTATCAAAGTCATACTTTTTCCAAGCTGCTCTTATGTCAGACAAAAGCTTTTCTTTAGGTACTTCTTTTCTTTCTAGAAGAGTTTCACACCCTTCGTGAACTGCAGTTCCAAAGTCCAAATAAGGACTAGGTTCAAACATATCTATCTTGTCAATATAAAGCAACTTATGTCTGTAAGGACACTCTTTCCAATGCTTAACTTCAGAAAAAGATACGTGTGGCTTTCCAGTTGGAAAATCTTGATTCATTTTAAACTCCTACAAAAGAGTTTAATACAAAAAATAAAACTTTACAATTAATCTTCAGAAATTGCTCTTCCTTTCATCGATTCCCAGTCTCTATTTTTTCTTACTGCGTCATTTTTTTCTCTTGTTGCTTCTAGTATTGTAGGAGTGACATCTTTTTGAGTCATTAAGTAGATCATTGCATCTAAATCTTTTGGAAAACAGTGCCCTCCATATCCAAAGTCACCGTCAGGCCCGGGGACTGCAAGATGACTTCTTCCTATTCTTTGATCAAATAGAGCATACTCAGTAACCTTATCATAATCAATTCCTAGTTTACTGCAAATTTGATACATTTCATTTGCAAATGATACCTTGACTGACAGGAAATTATTAATAAAGTATTTTACCATCTCAGCAGTCTGATATCCTGTTTTAACAATAGGAATATGCGGAAATGCTTTTCTAAACATAGTTTTAACTTGTGTTGTATAAGGCCTCGGACCACCAAGTATTATACGAGTTTGATTTTTAAAATCTTCTATTGAATTAGCTTCTGTAAGAAACTCTGGACTAAAAACAATATTAAGATTTTCAAATTCTTGATTAAGCTTTTCGCATGTTCCCGGTGGGACAGTTGACTTTATTACAATAATTGGATTTTTATTGTGAACTGACGCTATCGTATTTAGAGCTTCAAGAGAGTTTCTTACAAGGCTTAAATCGCATTCACCTGACTTTTTCATTGGTGTTGGCAAGCACTGAAATATTACATCACAATTTTGTACAATACTCGGTGGTGTTCCTAGCATCTCTTTAGGGCATAAATTTTTTTTTAAATCATATACAAGAATATTATAAAAATTCTTAAATCCTTCTCTAATCGCCGTTCCTACAAAACCTTGACCAATTATTCCTATAGTTGTTTTAGATACCGACATTCTACTTCAGATCTCCGTTGTTTATGATATTGTATAGCATAGAATAGTAATTTTTAACTTGAGGATTAAAAAACTCTATATTGATATTATTTTCTTTAAACATATTAATATCTAGATAATCTTTACCCGATGGACCTGAAATGTATGAGCTTGCATTCGTTTTTTTGCATATATCAAGAAGTAAATCTGTTTTTGATCCTTCTACATTTAATTCTGATGCAAATATCATAGGTGTTTCTATTTTTAACTTCTCTCTACACCACATAATTGATGATACATTTATATCTATTAACTTTTTAAAATTATACACGTTACTTAAATCTATTTTAAGATTATATTGTAATTTGTTTATTACTTTTTTCTTCCATCCATTTATTAAATCGTCTACAACAACAACGTCTTTTATTTCCAAAGATGTACTTTTCTTAGGGACAGCTACACCAAACCATTCTTCTTTGCCCTTGCTATTGACTAGTTTATTTCTGTTCTGAAAATAGTTTTTTCTAAACTTTACATTATCTAATATCACAAATAAGTCTGCTTCGTTCATTTTTTGGAAAAATCCTTCATATGGAAAGTGTTCGGGTTGATGAATCGTTATCTTCATTTTTTATCTTTACTGCTTAAAATTTTATCAGAAGATTCTAATTGATTCATGCATGATTTGTCTAGATCAAACTTCTTTTTAAATACTAAAAGATTGTTGTAAGCGTGTATAAAAAGAATTTGATTTTTAAATTTTTTTGGATCGATGCCGGTATTCTTTTTTATATTTTTAGATATTGGATGATCATAATTAGCTCTTTGATTTGGGTCTTTTTTAATTCTTTTATCTACGAGATTGTGAGAAAATATATCCAAATCTAATGTTCTAATTGCTCCTATTATAAATTTATCCCACGTCAATCTATGCTGTGGATATCCTAAGAAGTTGTCGTGAAATGTCATGCTAGTATCTTCTATAAAATATAAACCACCTAATTTTAAATTTTGCCACAAGATTAAATATGAAGTTATCATGTGATTAAAAACATGACTTCCATCATCGATTATAATGTCAAACTTAGTATCTTTGATTTTTTCAAAGGTCTTAGGGTCGCTTTGATCTCCGATTATAATATCAATGTTTAAATTTTCGTCTTTTTCCTTTAAGCATTCAGGGTTTAAATCCACACCTATAATATTTGCATTTTTAAAATATTTTGACCAAAGTCTAAGTGATTCTCCATTTTTAACACCAATCTCTAGTATATTAATATTTTTATCTCTAAGATCTTTAAAATAAAAATCATATATTCCAATATAATGTTCAAACTTATCTGTATTGATTTTTTGGTCTTCTTTTTCTTTTTTAGTAAACATTTTTTACCTCCATTTTAAAATTTTAAAGCATTCTGAATGATTACTGCTGACAATTGCGAAATTTTCAATTTCGTAGACTCTGCCTATGTTGTAGTGAGATTCACTCTGCAAATAATACCCTAAATTAGTATAAGATTGTTCATTATTGATATTATATACATCACACATTTCTTTTTTAATAGCGTAGTCTTCTTTGCTTAAATCTATCCATAAATTTGGTTTAAAGTTTGTTGTGCTAGGCGAGTATACTGTGATGTACTTGTCTGTATATTTAAAAAGGCCTTTTGATATCATCGCAACTGCTACATGGTCTGTGTGACAGTCTTCTAAATCATGCGTCAATATGTCTATTTTAGTATATTTAGAAAAATTAATTTGACTATAAAATTTATCTTTAAGGTCATCAAATTTTGTCATCAATGTCCGCTGCTCGTATTCAAGGTTAAGATAATTTATTTTAAGACCTTCACATCTAGACTTAATCTTCTCTATGTTCTGATTCCAAAGTTTTTCTTTAGGCATCCATTTTGTAGCTATATAAAAATTAATCTCATCGTATTCTTTGTATTTTTTAAACACATAAGAGAGACAAGAAAGTTCTACATCATCAATATGAGCTAAAAATATTATTAAGTTTCTTTTTAATTCAACCACGACATTATCCTTTTGTAAGCTGACTGGCAAGCAAAATCAACAGTCAAATATTTTTTACCATCGATGTAACATCTTTTTGATAAAATATCATTATCTCTGTTAACAAATTCGTCACATGATAAATTAAATTCTTCTCTATTGTTATTTTGATATGTGAGACAATAAGGAGCACAATATTCATTTACTAGAACTAGATCATTAATTATGCAAGGAGTTCCCGCTCTAATTGACTCAAAGATAACTCGTGGTCCTGGATCGAAGGGCTGGGCAGGTCTTGGGTCTGTTGTTAACATCGTAAGTCTTGAATTAAGAAATTCATATGCCAATTCTTCTCGAGTTAAAAAACGAAATGAACTTTTAAATCCTTTTAATTTAAGATTTTCGTATAGGTAATTTGCATATTGCTGATTGTATATTTTACCAGCAAATAAAAAACTATATCCGTTGAAAACTGATTCATCTATTAAATCAACAATCTCTTTTTGATTTTTATCACTTCCAATTGACGCAGGAACAATTATTTGTTTTTTTCTGTCTCTCCAATTAAGAAAGTGATTATTAAATATTTTTTGCATCTCTTCGATAGGTGCTTTAATTAATTCGTTTTCTTTAAAGAAAAAATGACAATTTTTTTTATTGTGCTCAAAACCCATTGGTGTAACATTTATAATGATAGTTTTGTTTGACGCAAAATTTTTTCCATATTTTTGAAATGAATCATTTTTACAAATTATTGCATCAAAATCAACTTTTTCTAAAAATTTTTTATCAATAATAGTTACATTTTTATTTATTCCGTTGTGAATAGCGCAAAAATTTCTTGATCCTTTTTCAAAAAGAGAAAAAACGCAATGTCCTTTTGATGAAAAGAAATCTGGTAATATTTTTGATTCTATTTGATTGCTGTCAATTGGAAAATGTAAAAACAATATGTTCATAAATTTATTTTTCTTTTATTTTCTTTACAAGATTTTCATAATTATTTAAAGAATACAAATAATCTTCTTCATCTTTAGTCATTATATAATGTGTTTTATCAAATTTCACTATATCTTTTACAATTGACAACCATTTTAAATCATTTTCAATGTTTAATTTCTTGCAAAGATCTTCGCACCAATAGTCCACATCTTCAATCAAAAGATTGTAATTGATTATAATTCCTTTGTTTTCTTTAACGTAATCTATTCCTGCAATCATATGTTTAATAAAATCTCCGTCAGATGGACTTTTTATATTGTTATTTAAAATTAAATACGATTTAAAGACTTGTGCAGGATCTCTTACAACAGTTACAGGTAAAAAATCAATATCAATTAAATTAATTATTTTTTCTTTATTTTCGATCAATAAAGAAGTATTCCCTCCTTGCTTTTTGTCTCCGATATATTTAATTTCTTTTTTTTCTAAGATAGAAAGTTTAGAAGAATCTGTCCAATCTCTTTGCCACCTTTTTTGATTATCCTTTTTATCTATTCTGTCATATTGTATTGTTCCTTTTTTCATTGTTTCATAAGCAGTATATACTAATGACTCTATGTAATTAGAAATTTTTTTATTTTCCTTGTATGACTTTTGTAAAATTCTAGTTTCATTTGTAATTAACATTTCAGGATGATTATTAAGTAATTGTCCTACAAGAGTTGAACCGGTTCTTCCACTTCCTAAAAATAATAAATACTTAAGATTTTTTGATATATTTAACATTGTTCTAATACCATACAGCTTGAGACATTAAAATTTTTTCATATTCTTCAATATCAGTTAAGCTGTAATTAAATTTTCCATGATGAACTTCGCTATTATAATGCAAGTGATAAATTCTTGGTGCCATGTGTTGTTCTCCAAACTCATGCTTAAATCTATCTTGCTTTTCTCTATTTGCTTTGCTTCTAATGTTGTATTCAAAAGGAAAGTGATGAATTCTAACATCACTATTCCAAAGTGCTATTCTTAGACTCACTTGATCCCATCCATTAGTCTCCCTAAAGTATTTGTAAAAATATTCTCTCCACATATTGAGAAAATTACTTGTTGATGCTGAATCATTATATGCCATAATTCCTCCATTGACTTCAGAGAATGAATAAGGTATTGCAGCGTATTCTGGAACTATGTTGGAATATTTTTTTCTTTTTCTTGCATAATCATTTGTAACAGCAACGTCAAATCTTTCTAAAACTTCAAACATGTCTGTTATGTTTCTAACAACTATTGTATCAGAGTCTATATACACTGTATTTTTAAACGGAGTCTGAGATATAAAGTCTACTTTTGCCCTAATGTGTTTTGGTTCTATTTTTGCATACACATCAATCAGACCATCAAATTCAGAAGTTTTGTCTTTATCTGTGTATAGTGCAACTGGTTCGTTATTGTATTTTTTAAGTGTTTTTATAGACATTAGAGCTTCTTTTGTAAAAGAGTCTCCAAAAGCTATGTAAAGAAATCCTCTGTCAGCTAACTTTTGAACAGTCAATTTATTCTCCTTATTTTTTGTATTAGCTTATTTGCGTGCTTATGCGGGTCATAATATTCTTCAAACATTTTTTTATTACTTTCTGCAATTTTGTTTCTTATATTACAATCAGAAAGCTTTTTAAATTCTCTAATGTAGCTTAAGCTATCATGTGCGCATATAGTATAACCAGTTTTAGACATAAGTTCAAAACTGCTTGGGCTCATATCATGTATAACAGGAACACCTAGTTGATAAAAAACATAAGCTCTTCCTGCGTTTGTCTTGTTTTTCATTCTTAGAAAATAGTCTGTATCATAAAGCCCAAAGTCAGCAGAAGTTATTTTTTGTATATCCTGCACAAATAAACGAATATCTGTTACATTAGGCACCAATCCTATGTCGCAAGATTTAATAATTTCTACAAAATTTTCATCATAATCAAATACCTCTATGTCAATATCGGGTCTTCCTCTTTTCCAATCAAAATTCTTGTTTCCTGTTATAATTTTAAGTTTTACTTTTTTAATTTTATTAAATTCTTCGAGCGCATGTCTAAGAAAAGGTTCAAACTTAAAAAGATGAGGACAGTGACCGTGAAAGCAAAAATCTAAAGTTTCTTTTTCTAAGTGTTTTTTTATTTTAATATTTTCAAATTTTCTTTCAATTAACGGATAAATAAAAACATTTTCATAAAGACTCATAGAAGCATATTCTTCTGGTGACCCTACTATGACAAAGTCTATTGTTTCATCTATATGATTACATGGTATGTTTATGGCACCTATTTTGGCTTTTAAAAAGTGTTTTCTAACTTCAGATGCTGCTACATACGCAGACTTACATAAAATAATTACATCTGTATCTTTTTCTAATATTAATTCTTTTACACTTGTAAATATTTTTGAATCATACTCAATTTCATTTAGAGTTAAAGAAAGATCTCTTACCCAAATTCTATAAGATCCAGATTTTTCGTTAGGATTAAATGTTAAAAAGTTAATTTTCATTTACTTCAAACCTAACTCTTATTAAAACTTGATGACTTGGTTGACCACTTGCAGTCAATCCTATATCCCATATTTTAAATCCGTTTGAAGAATTTATAAGCGTAGATATGTCTTTAAAACAACCAAACCTTACATCGAAATCATCAAATACCCACACCGGAGTTTTATTTTTTGCTTGGGTGCTAATTAGATTAACAACATCTGTTATAACCGTATTTTCATCGTGAAGACCGTCAATATAAAACATTTCAATATCTTGTATGCTACTATTTTCACCCAATTCTTTGCTAGTTGCTTGATAATAGGTGCATTCTTTTTCGTATTCTAAGATGTGACTATTACTTCTAACGTCTCTTGGGTCACAACTATAAACTTTTCCGCTTGCTTC